TTGAGTTTTCTCAAGCATCATTGATGGATTATAAGCCATTACAGATGTTGGAAATGTAAATATTTCATACCAAGGATTCTGTTTAAATGTAGTCGCTGACTTAGTCGATGTTTTCTCAGATACCTTTGTACAATGCAATGTGTCATAACCACCTTTCTGATTAAGGTAATGCAAAGTATAAACAGTATACCTCGGATTGCATTTTATAAAGCATCTTATTAAGCCAGTATTCACAAACTCCCTAACTGTATATGAAGCAACTGAAGATGTGATAATAGGATATGCACCTGTAACCAATCCTGAAGCTATATTAGTCAATCCCTTAACTCCGATATCAATACATTGGTATTGGTCCGCTATTAATCCTGTAGTTGCTGATGGCCTTGCAATAGTTGAGTTACCGATAATATTACCATCAACATCAAAGGTCCTTATTCTTAATTGTGGTAAATCTGTTGTATTTCCAACAGTTCCTAAAAAATAAACATAATTGCTTCTATCTTCATAAACATTCAAATCACCGATAGCAGTTAGATATTTATAATTAGAGGTAGTTTGATTATATAAGTAATCGTCAGCATTGTAATAAGCAAATGTTTGAGTATCTAATCCACCATTCCATACATTGTAAGTTAAATCAGTTCCTGATGCGTAGGTCGGAGTGCTACCATAAGTTTCACCAATATTAACTGTTATTTGTCTATAAGCATCAACACATTTTTGCCACCCATAACTATTATCGTCAAAGAAATTAACCATGTATTTCTCAGCATAAGCACCTGCATCAAAATAAATTTTATTAGTACCATAAACAGGCTCTATTTGCTCAGTCCATTGTGTTGCAGTTGATACATCGGTTATCTTAACTGTAAATTTAAAATTAGGTTGTGCAGTTTGTGTTGAACTTGCAATAAACCAATTCTCATTGTATGCCGGAGTTACTTTAGTTGTTGATGGAGTTTGTATTAATGTTACTGCCATTTTATATTCCTGTTAATTGTAATGTAATGTCTTTGCCTATTATTTTAGCAATGTCTGTTTCTAATTTATCTAACCTACCATCCTCAATCACTCTATCTCTAAATGGCTTAGGTTTGATACCATTCCTACCGATTGAACGAGCCATAATCCAAGCGAATTGTTTAACTGCCTTTAAGTAAGTTGGTTTCTTTTTAGCCTTAGTAATATCAAGCATGATATCTTGTACCTTGATATTATTTTTACCCATATATTCCTTATCGAATACCGATGGCGGTGGCATCTTACCTTTCTTTCTACCTTTCTCTATATAATACCAATAATCACCTGTAGCTCTAATCTTTAATGTAGATGTACTCTTATCAACTTTTAATTCAGGATTGAATTGTAACGCTGCCTGTTGAGGTCCACCCCTACCACGTTTACGACCATCCTTTAAAGCCTTATTCATAGATACTTCAAGGTCCTTTGCTAACTGAATCCCAAAGTTATCTAATAACTGCTTTAATTGACTTTCTACGCTATCTGCCATTGTTTAATAGTTTCATTCTATTTATTTGCTCTTCAACTTGTGCTTTCTCTTTTAAGTAAGATAATCTATTTAAAAACCTAATAACTTCCCATTCATATATCGCATCTTCAACTATTGGATTACCCTCACTCATTTCAATTATAATGTGTTGCCATCCCCAGTATCGCTCAAAATCCCCTCTTGGATTAAATCCATTATCTCCTGTACTCTCTCCTGAATCACTTTCTCGGCTTCCAAATAAGCTACCGAAGTTTTGCTCAAGTGAAGTAATGCTCTTAAACAAAAAAAAACAACCGGATATATATTCTTAATACTTTGCTTCTTTAATTCTTTAGATAGTTCTTTGTGATATTTATCACTATATTTAAAACCTTTCCAAGTTAGTTTCTCATAACACAATGCTCCAATATCAGTTAAATTCTCAATAGCTTTATTATCTTGCATCAATGTACTGATACTAACATAACGAGCAGTATTAAGCATCTCAGCATCGGTAGTTGCTCTATATAAGTTACCTTTGATAAATAAATACTTTTTTGGATTCTTATTCCATTTTTGGCTCTTTAAGAAAGATAGCAATACAAAGTATCTTCTTACTTTCTTTATTTCAATAGCTTCAATTTCTGCAACTGATAAACCTGAAAGTATAGAAAGTATCTTAACTTGATCATCTAAATTGCCATTTATCAATGGTTCAATCTGTTGGTATTGCTCAACCGATAGTTGTTTATAAGATGTTGGTATTCTCATTATTATTAAATTACAATATTTTAGAAATGTTTGTGTATATTTGAATGTGTTTTTTGTTGTTATCTTATAAGGCAGGTTTCGTTCATTCCTGCCTTATTTGTTCACGAAAACGTGAACCATTGGATCGGATATTACATAAATGAATACTTACCGGTATTCTTATTAATCTTATTTAGTGCTACATACCTAATCGCATCAATGGTATGGTTGTTATAATCTACAGGTATATTAGGCTTTCCATCAATCCATTTATAACTCCTAAACTCTTTAATTACATTAACTGAGTCTCTTGTTATATTAATCTTAAATGCTTTTAAAGTATCGATTGAGTTACGAATACTATCAGGTCCTTTATTAGCACCATCGACATTGAATCCACCTCTCCTTAAATCTTCGATAGACTTAGGCTCAGCACTATCTGCTATTATGTGCATTTGCTTTGTAATACCTAAATTATGTAACTTATTAATTATATCGGAGTTTGTTAGTCCTGTTTGATAGATTAGTTCTTTAATTATCAATTCACCATTGTGCCTAAATACCTTTACTAATGTAGTTGGGTCTTGAGTGAATCCGAAGTCCATCCCTAAACCGATTAATTCAGCATTCATAGGAATATCGTCTATAATATCGAAGTTACGGAATATTAATCCCTCAATCTTACCAGTCAATCCACGAGCATAAACTTTGAATAGTTCCATGTCTTTGAATCGTAGTCCCTCAATTTTATCTCTTATCTTTTGTGGTACGAATGGATTGTGCCGATGGTCCGATATGAATAGTTTAGCATTGCCTTGTTTCAATAATTGCTCATGTACCCAAAACTCTGCATTAGGATTATAATCAATGTAAACTTGTTTCTTAGTCCGCATATACAACTCATTGAATATATCATAGCTTATACCCTGTGCTTCGTTAATGAATAGATAGTCTCGTTTACCTGACTTAGCACCTTGTGAATCTTCATAAGACTTAAATTCCATTACTGAGCCATTAATGAATGTAAATATCCTATCTGACTTATTATAATCTATAACAAATGATTTTAATATCTCCGAACTATTATAGATATCGAGCGCATCTCTTAATGCACCTGCTTTAAGGTTAGGTATTGATTCACCTACTACAGTAATTACATTGTATTCACTAACTGCCTTTGTAAATAGGACTTGTAAAATAGAATATGTTTTGCCAGAACTTGAACCTCCTTGATTGATTAATATATCTTCTGTAGCATTATAATTAGCTTCAAATAAACAGGAGGTTTTAAACATAAACCTATTTAATTCTTTCTATTTTAAAAGGAGGGTATATTTTAACAATACTACAATCAGTATTCATATAATAGGCAGTATCTTTAAGATAAGCTATTGTGTCTGTGTACCAAACTGCCTCATGTGAACCTATTTTACCTGTTATTCTGTATTTGTACTCTATTGTTGAGCAGGATGCAAATACTAATAAAAAAATAATTATTTTACCCATTCGTAGTATTTTTTAGTTAATTCTTTTCTATGTTCAAGACCATTAGTGCCTCCGTTAATTCTTTTCGTTAAAGACAATATAACTTCATCACTTATTCCCTTGTCGCAAATATACCATAATTTATTTGATTCAAAAAAGAACATTGCTGATTCAAATGTATAATCTGTCGCAACTAAATCAGGGTTAATAATTATTTCAGGCTTATTTAAATAATTAGCTAAAGCAATATAATTATTTTTTCCTGTAGTTTGTAAAGCACCTCTGCCTCTAAATTTATAACCTTCTCCTGTTAATTCATCTCCATTACCCATTCTATTACCATAAACTTTATTAGCTATTTTCTCAGGTTGTTTCTCGTATTGTTTAGCTTCTTCTAATGTTTTAAAGTATTTAGGAAATATATTAATTAAACCATTTGCAGTATAATTCAGGTTTTCAGAGAATGCTTTAAACATTCCTGTTTCATGTGCCGTTTGACCAAAAAAATGCGCTGCTCTTTCAGGTGACATTTTATAATAAATCATTGCAGCTTTTAATGTACTTGGTCCAAATATTCCATCAGCATTAGTACCTATTTTATTTTGTAGATTTTTTATACTCATATTAATTCAATACATGATAAACAAACTCACTTAGTACCTTAGAATAGTACATCTCATAAGTTAGTGTTAATTCATCTTCCATTAATCTAATGCAATATCTTTCTCATTATTAGCTATTGGTGCATCTGACTTAATGACTTCAACTTGAATATTCTTATTTAGATTTTCATTCTTAGATTCAATCTCTTGTTTAGGCTGACCATAAACTCGAGTTAATAAAGTTTCCATTGAATATAGTGTACCTTTCTCTATTCCTCTTTTAATTGCATTTGCTATTGTTTTTTCTAATACAGTTGCATTATCATCCTTAAATACTTCTGCCAATTCACTTATTGACATAGCCATCATATTTTGAATAGTTGTATTAATATCCTGCTTATTATATCCCATGTCTTTTAATAGGCAAACAAATTTTCGAGGTCTCCCATGTGGGTTTCCCGACTGCCCTTTTTTCCAACTAAATGGTAATATATATTCTTTATTCTTTGACATTATTAAATTATTTATTATATTTGTCGTGCGATGGTAGTTTAAAATAGAACATTAGTCATCCAGATTAAAGGCGAGGTTTGTAACCATCCCATCGCTCTCATTAATAACCTTACGCTCTTGTAGGGTTATTTTTTTGCCTTTATACATTCCTGCACCTTGTTTATCAATTTCACTAAATGGTAAAATAGGAACGGTTATTTTGCAAGTTTTATCAATTAGATAAATGTATCTTAATTGATTTCCATTTAATTTTTTTGCACCAATATATTCCATTATTCTTTTTGAACTTGTAGACCCATTTCTTATTTCATCAAACTTTTGCTTTGTAATAAACGGAAGCAACCAACTTGTATAACCGCTTTGTCTTAAAGTACACGCTTGTACTAGTTGTTTATTTGGTAGTTCCCAGTTTTCAGTTTTATCATTAATTTGAGTAAGTTGAAACCCACTTGCCCTGTATATTGTTCCGTCTCCACAAAGAACGCCATCACTAAAAGATAAAATCCATTTTATGTGAGGTGCATTTTTTTTAATTAATTTAAACGTAATACTTAAACATCTACTTTCTGAGTATTTAGGCAAGTAATCATCAAAAGCCATTCTGTTAAGTTCAAGCATTTCATTCCATAAAGTACCTTGTACTAACCCTAAAACTTTACTTTTATCTAAAGGACTTCCAAAACTTAAAACTCCGTGTAATTTATTATCTAAAAAAGCACCAAAATGAAGTTTTGAATTAGGAGCAACTTTACCGCTATAATGATGTTTCTTTACAAACTCATTAGCAATCTTTGAGGGTATAACTTTAACTATTATCTCCTTTGCTCTGCCCATTGCATTATAATTAAATAAAGTGCGTTTCCATTCGTGTTTTCGTTGCCCATTGTTTCGCAATATTTATATTCTTCAGTTTCTTTTATATCTGCTATTGCGTTTTTAATTTGCTCCGCTTGTTCATCTGCTAAAGTAAAAGTCATTTGTTGAAACGGTGCTTTGTCTCCATCAGGTAAACTAAATTCAGTTCCTAATTCATCAGCGTTTAAATCAAAGCCGGGTAAATCTAAACCCCAATTATCTAAACTTTCTACGTCCCATTCATTTGCTAAAATATCCCAATCCCACTCGCCAAAACCTACGTTGTCTTTTACAATGAATTCGTCTTTCTGTTGCTCAGTTAGATTATCAGCTTTTACAATAAATACTTCTTTTAATCCTGCTTCCTTACACGCTTTTAAACGCATATTGCCGCCTAACACTATATTGTTCTCATCCACTACAATAGGACGTAGTTCCAGCATCTGCGGAAACTCCTGTATTGACTTAACCAACTTTTTAAACTTATCGTCTTTAATTAGGCGTGGATTCTTTGGATTCGTCTTTACCTCGCTTATTTTTACTTTATCTACTTTCATATTAGTTCAGTGAGTAATTATAACTTCTATACTCTTCATAGTTTACCTCTTCCATATGTATGGTCTTAATCGTGTTATCATAGAATAATACATACTCAGCTTCAGCAATTGCCATAGTGAGTTTTAAACTATTCCATACTTGTCTATGGAGTTCTGGATTTATAACTACTAAGTAATAGTTCACTATGCAGTCTTTAGTCTTCAGTATGTTCGTCTTTATATTGGTTATAGACTTTCTTTAACT